AACGTGGATGGGTGCAGGGTGGCGGGCACATGGTCAACCTGGCGGAAGAAAGACGGCACTGTCAGCGAGCAGAACCAAGACAGCCATGCCATTTACGGGCAGGGCATGGGAGACGTTCGCAACCCCGAGCATCCTTCCGGCCGCTGGCCCGCGAACCTCATCCACGACGGCAGCGAGGAGGTGGTGGGGCTGTTTCCTGAAAGCAAGGACGGCGTGGCAGGCGCTCGCACAGGAAGGTTTTGCGGTTATGGCGGCGGATGGGGGCCGCAGCCGGATCACAAAAAAGGCTACGGATCATCCGGCTCTGCCGCCCGCTTCTTCTACTGCGCGAAGGCGAACAAGGCGGATCGGGATGAAGGGTGCGAGGGGCTGCCCAGCAGTCGTCGGCAAGCTAACTCGGGAAACGATCGTGGGCCGAGGGTGTGCTGCGACTGCGGAAAAACTGACAACGGATCAAACGACCACAATAAATGCCAAGGAGGTTTCAGAAGCCATGAAGCTCTCCCGCAACGCAACCACCACCCCACCGTGAAGCCCACCGACCTCATGCGCTACCTCTGCCGCCTCGTCACGCCACCCGGCGGCGTTGTGCTCGACCCGTTCACGGGCTCGGGCTCCACGGGCAAGGCGGCGATCCTGGAGGGCTTCCGGTTCATCGGCATCGAGCGTGAGGCGGAATACGTCGAGATTGCCAAGGCGAGGATCGCGGCTGCGGTCCAGAAAGCGGAGGCCGTCGCATGATCGACCCGAAGCTGATCGACGCCTTCCCGGCCGAACACGACGGCTACCCGGCGAGCCTCGCGATCGAGGACACGCCCGACGCCCTCCGCGACGCCTGCGGGTCCGCCTCGCGTGAGTTGCCCAAGGCCCTGTGGATCGAGCCGCGCGAGTGGATCGCGAAGGCCCGCGAAAACGACGCGGCCGGGGCGTGGGGCATCAACTTCATCGACCGGTTCACGAACCAAGACCCGACCCACGAGTGTACGTGCCACTCGCTCCGCGTGAACGTCGAGGCCGCCCGCAACCGGGCGCGGGGCGTGAACTACGGCGGGCCGCGGAAGGACTACCGCTACCCAGAGTCGCGCGAGTTCGGGTCCGTCTGGCTGTCGCCGCTGTCGGTCTACGCCGAGGCCAACCCGCGGCAGTGGGGCGGGGCCAACGTCCGCCGCGTCCTGGAGATCGCCTGTCGTCGCGGGATGCTGCCCGAGACGGTGCAGCCCTACGACTACCAGTTCCGGCACGCGCTCCACGGCACGACCGGCCGGGGCGGGTTCAACCAGGCCCGCGGCCCGTGGACGCCGGTCTCGCGGTTCCCGGCCGGGTGGGAGGAGACGGCCCAGTGGTTCCGCCCTTTGGAGGTGATCTTCCCGGAGAGCTACGAGCAGGCCGTGTGCCTCGTGCTCCACGGCTACGTCGTCTCGGTCGGCCGCAACGGGCACGCGGTGCCGTGGGCGCGGTGGATCCCAGACCAGCGGCTCATGGCCTATCCGGACTCCTACGACATCGTGCGCTACGACTCCGAGCGGACCGCGAAGTCGGCATGGGAGGGATCGTTCGCCGTGGCGAGCGTGACCCTCCCCGATGACTGGAGCCGGCCTGCCGGGCGAAACCCATGAAATCGCCTTTCCTTGCGCTGCTTTTCGCCCTGTTCTGCGCGACCGCCGCGGCCGCCCCCTGCGGCAACTGCCACGGCGACCGCGTCGTCGGCCCCGGCCCGGTGCGGTTCGCGTGCCCGGTGTGCGACGGCAGCGGCGAGATTCCGGACCGGCCGACAGCTCCCAAGGAATCCTTGGGAGTTGCAGCCGCCGCCCCCGGCCCCCGGCCCGCCGTCTGCCGGATCGAGTGCGGTGCCGGCCCGGCGAAGGACTGCGGGACCGGCACTCTCGTCGAGGCCCGCGACGGCCGGGCTCGCGTGCTCACCGCCTGGCACGTGATCCGCGACGGCCGGACCTCGATCACGATCCGGTGGCCCGACGGCACGAGCGGCACGGCCCGCGTGGTGGCGTGGGATTCGGCCTGGGATCTGGCGGTCCTCTCGGCCGCCGCCCCTGCCGCCGCACCGGTGCCGATCGCAGCCCGGCCCCCGGCCGTCGGCGACCGGCTGACGCTCGCCGGCTACGGGCCTGTGCCGTTCACCTACCGCGAGGCGAGCGGCGAGGTGACCCAGTTCCTCGGTCCGACGGGCCGGCACCCCATGCACATGCTCGAGGTCCGGGCCGCCGCCCGGCAGGGCGACTCCGGCGGCCCGATCTTCAACGCCCGCGGCGAGGTGGTCGCGGTGCTGTGGGGCTCGACCGGCGGGCTGACCGCCGGCAGCCACGTGACCGAGATCCGGCGGATGCTGGGCCAGCCTGTGGCGGCCGCCGTCTGCCGCGACGGGAGGTGTGAGCGATGACCGACTCCGACTACGTCTGGGCCGAGCTGGCCCGCCATCCGATCCGCCGGGCGATGCTCGGCCGCGAGCGGTGCGACGAGATCACCGCGACGGCCGCCGCCATGTCGCCAGCGGGGAGCCGGAGGCCGCGGGGCCGGGCCGATCGCGAAGACGTGCGGCGGACATGGGAGGGCCGCGTTCGCGACGAATACGCGAGCCGCGCGGGGTTCGCGTTCCTGACCATGTTGATCATGTGGGCCATCGGGGCCATCGTCCAGGCATTGGTGAAGCAGTGGTGGGAGGAGCACAGGTGAGTACCGAGACAATCGAAATCGTCCTGAGGTCCGCCCGCGAGTTCGGCTTCCCGATCCTCGTGCTGGCCGTGCTGCTGTGGCTTCTCCGCGAGGCCGCTCACGCCATGCACCGGACGGTCGTGATTCCCGTGGTCGACGCTCACTCGACCTTCCTCCGGCAGACGACCGCCACGCTGGAGGGCCTCGGCCGCACCCAAGAGCAGCAGGCCGACACGCTCCGCGAGTTGGCCGCCGGCCAGCGCGAGATTCAGTCGGCCATCGGGCGGCTCGCGTGACCGGTCGGCCGCGGTGAGATTTTTTCCAGACGGCCTATAGGGCAAATCGGTGGTGCCTTCATAGGTTGCCGTTCGCGAGATCGACATCGACCACGCATCAACTCCAACCGAGGTAACCATGCCCAGCCCGAAGCTCCGCATCCTGACCGACGAGAGTGTCGCGGTCGAGAACGAGATCCACGCCCTCCGCGCGCTCGAGCCGAAGGACGACGCCGACCGCGAGAGCATCGAAGGCCGTCTGGCCGCCGCCCAGGAGCGGGCCGCCAAGATCGCCGCCGAGGCCAAGCGCGAGGGTGACCTCGACGCCGCGGTCGCGTCGATGCAGGCGATCCGCAGCTCCGACAGGTCCCGCGAGGACGTCGAGAGCCAGTTCCGCAAGGACGAGGAGTCCGAGACCCAGCCCGACATCCGGGCCGGCGTGCGGGCGTTCCGCTCCGTGAAGGTCGCCGAGGCCGTCGGCCGCCACCTGTGCGGTCTGGCCGGCCTCGGCAAGCGGGCCATGGGCGAGACGGTGGACGGCTACGGCGACGACTACGTCGTGACCGAGCTCTACTCCGCGATCGTCAACCGGCTCCAGTACCAGTCGGTGGCGATGCAGCTCGCCTCGATCTTCCGGCCCCGCGGCCAGAAGCTGACCCTGCCCAAGAGCGGCGACGTCACGTTCGGCTTCGCGACCGAGAACGTGGCGTTCACCGACCAGGACATCTCGACGAGCGGTGCCGACCTGACCCTCTACGAGGGCGGTGCCTCGGTGCCGGTGTCGCGGGCTCTGCTCGAGGATTCGCCGGTCGACGTCGCCGGCCTGGTGGTCGACCGGTTCAGCCACGGGCTCGCCCGGTGGATGGACAACGTGACGTTCGGCGGCAACACGGCCAACCCGGCGATCACCGGCCTCGCGGCCTCGGTGGGCTCGGGCAACACCGTGACGGTGGCGGCCAACGCCGCCACCACCGCGGCCAACCTCGCCGACGTCGTCGGCAAGGTGGACGAGGCCATCATGGGCACGGGCGCGTGGGTCTGCTCGAAGGCCGGCTACGTCGACCTCATGAAGATCTGGTCGGCCCAGCAGACCACGATGGTGGTCGGTGGCGGCCGCGTGGTGCCGACGATCTTCGGCGCCCCGGTCTACATCGTGAAGGGCCTGCCCTCCACGACGCTGGCCCTGTTCGGTGACTTCAGCATGTCGACCGCCATCGGCCTGAAGGACACCGGGCTGGAGATCAACGTGGCCCGCGAGCTGCTCGTCCGCAGCCGCCAGGTTCTCTACGTGGCCTCGACGCGGCTCGGCGTGAGCAATCACGGAAGCGAGTTCGTCGGTCGCCTCGCCAAGGCCACGACCTGATCCATTTGACTGATTCCGGCGGGGGCCGGCACTTGCCAGCCCCCGCCGGCTCTGGTCGGTCCTCACGGAGGTCCACGTGGCCGAGTTGGTCCCCGTCCGTCTCACGTCCGAGTTCCGCGGCAATCCGGCCGGGGCTGTCATCCAGGCGACACCCGGCCTCGCGGGCTTCCTGACGGCGGCCGGCCGGGCCACGCCGGCCCCCGACGTCCCGGCGGCCCGCAGTTCCGATCGGTGCATCGAGCAGGCAGTGGTGAGGGGAGCCGGATCGTGATCGTCACACCGCCCGACAACATCGCCGTGATCGTCGCGCCGGTGGTCGAGCCGGTGTCGCTCTCCGACGCCAAGGCCCAGATCGGCCTCCTGCCCGAGCAGGACGAGCACAACTTCCTCGTCGCCCAGAAGATCTCCGCGGCCCGCCGGCTGATCGAGCAGCGGCTGGGGATCACGATGGTGGCGACGAAGCTCCGCGGCGTGTGGCGGCAGTGCCCGCGGGTCGTGAGCCTCCCGGCCCCGCCGCTCCTGGTCGATGCCGACCACCCGATCACCGTGACCGTCGACGGCGAGGCCGTGCCCTCCGGCGAGCTCGAGGTCGATGCCGACCTCTGCCCGGGCGAGATCACGTTCGTGGTGCCGCGGCCCGGGAAGCTGATCGTCGAGTGGTGGGCCGGGAAGGCCCCGGGCTTCATCCTCTGCCCGATGCTCCAGTCCGCGATCCTCATGTACGTCGACCACGCCTTCCGCAACCGGGGCGTGCTGGCCGACGACCAGACGGTGATCCTGCCGGTCGGCTTCGACGATCTGCTCGCGGCGTCCTCCTGGTCGGGGAGGTACTGACATGATCGCCACCGGCCGCCTCACGCATCGCTTCGAGCTGCAGCGTCCCGTCCAGACCCGGAACGCGTCGGGCGAGAGCATCACGACCTGGACGAAGGTCCGGCCGTTCCTCGGCTCCTACGACCAGGAGACCTACAGCCAGGCCCAGCGGCGCGGCCAGATCGGCGGCAACCGCCAGGCGACCGTCATCTGCCGGGAGTTCGAGGGCGTCGACGCGTCGATGCAGCTCGTCTGCCACTCGCGCGGCGGCGACGTGATGAAGATTTCCAGCGTGGTCGAGCAGGACGGGGACCTCGTGTTCACCGTCGAGGAGGCCGTCGCATGATCTCGCTCAACTGGGAGGGGATGCAGGGCGAGATCGGGGCGCTCATGGCCCGGTTCAACGAACTGCCGCGGCACATCGCGAAGAAGCATCTCATGGCCGCCATGAAGCGGGCCATGCGGGACGGCGTGCCCGTGCTGAAGTCCATCACGCCGGTCGGCAAGACGCGGACGATCAAGGCCAGCATCGTCCGCGGGCAGATGAAGGAGAGCTTCAAGCGGCGGGGCGGTGCCCTGCGGCGTGCCGTCACGACGAAGGCCAAATACATCGGCCGGAACAAGGACGGCATCGTCTACGGCGTGGTCGGCTACAAGTTCGGCTTCGAAAGCCGGAAGGCGATCTGGCTGGAGTTCGGCACGAGCCGCGGCGTGACCCCGCGGAACCTGATCGAGCAGTTCCGCGCCCGATACGGCGGCCCGGCCGCGACGCGCCTCGCGGCAGAAATGGCTCGCGCGTACGAAAAGGCAGCTCGCGAGCTTGAATCCGGAATGAACCCAACGCGGGTGTATTCCGCCGGCGGATCGTGGAGGCCAGCGTAATGGCAAACGCTCCCCACAACTGGCTGAAAGCCGCGATCGAGGCGGCCGCGAGCTGCACGGCCTGGCCCGTGGAGATGACCGGCGGCGGTGATCCGCCCTACGTCATTTACGCCCGCGAGCAGACCACTCGCGAGCAGCTGCTCGAGGACACGTTCGACGCCACGCCGGAGACCGACCAGATCGAGCCGGTCGCCCGCTACACGGTCGTGGTCTACGCCGACAGCTACGTCCAGGTCTGGCAGATCGCCGGAGCCATCACGGCCGCGATCCACAAGTTCGCCGGCACGGCCCACGGCGAGACCATCAAACACTGCCTCGTGCTCGACGAGAGGGACGGCGATGCCGGTTACCTCGAGGGCCGGGAACAGCCCACGTACACGGTCGAGCTCGCCGTCGAAATCCGTTTTTCCGAGGAGTGATCCATGCCACTTTCCACGAAGCCTACGAACGGCCCGTCGCTGCCTGCGGGCGTGAAGCAAGTCAGCATTTCCAGCGCCAGCCCAAGCACCAGGATGATCAAAGAGGACGTCACTGACCTCGACAGCACGAAGGTCGAGTACGCCGACGCGCCGCTTCAGGAGAGTGCGAGCGGAAAGGTGTCGCAGACGTGCAGCGCGTCCGGGAATGTGAAAGGTAATCTGCCGTCATGCACGCCCGTCCCCCAGGACGGATCGGACGAGACCGGGTGGATCTGCACGAGCGCGGAAGAGAACTACGAAGCCGGAAAGTACGCGACATGGTCTGCCGGCTGGGATTACATCACACCACCAATACCTTGAAAAACGAGGGGTAACACATGTCCGCACCAGCACTGCTCAGCTCTCAGGGGCAAAGCTTCGGGATCTCGAACGCCTACAAGATCAGCATCAAGTCGTCACGGCCAAGCCCGGAGACATCGCAGAACGATGTTTCAACGCTTTCGATTGCGCACAAAGGCGATCGTGTCTACGAGAAGGGGCTCGTCGATAACGGGCCGTACAGCACCGACGGGATCACTGTTACGGTAACAGTCAACACCAGGGGCGCGCCTCCAGCGGAGGGCGACGTCAAGTCGTTCAAGGGCAAGTCTTGTAAGTGCATCAAGTCAGAAACGGTCAATGACGCCGGAAAACAGTCCGAGGGTGTCGCCGAATACACGTCCGAATACTGATGCACGGCGAACCACACGAGCGACTACACGTGATCCAGGTCGGCGAGCCAATCCATGCCCACGAACAACCCTCCACCGTCCTCCCAGGGGTCGACCGTGTCCTTCGCGGGCACCCCGATGGGGCGGCTTGTGGGCTGGCGTGTGGTGGGCGGAAACGCCCGATTTCAGGAGGTGACGAGCCTGGTGTCGCCGGTCATCGGCAGCGGCGGGCAGGCTCGGGTCGTGGCGCAGTGGGACTGCACGAGCGTCGACCCTGGCGGCGTGGACATCCAGGTCCGCGACTGCCCGCCGTTCATCACTTCCGAGATCGGCAAGCGTGGGACGGTGGTCGTGACGTTCGCGACCGGATCGGTCTCGCTCGATGCGTTCCTTGAAACATTCGACGTGAGCGGCAACGTGGGGGAGTTCCTGCGGGGCACGGCACGGTTTCGATTCAGTGGAGCCTAATGTGGCAAACGAAGACGACGATCTGCTGATGTGGAAGCCCGAGGTGATCGAGGCCACGATCCCCGGCACGACGAAGACGGTCTACCTCCGCTACCCGGTCTTCGAGGACTGGCACGCGGTGGCGACCGAACACCAGGCCTACGTCGGCAAGCCGGCCCCGGCAGCCCTCGTCGCGAAGACGCTGGTGGCGTGCGTCGTGCGGAAGAACGGCGAGCCGATGTTCACGCGCGAGAACGTCGGGCCGGTGATGCAGGCCAACCCGAACCACGTGATGTGGCTCTACGGGCACATCCTCCAGACCGTGATGCGGAACGACAACGAGCAGATCAGCGAGGTGGAAAAAAACTCCGTAGCCGGACAGGACTGACCGAGCGGTTCCTGTACCGGCTGGCGGCTCATCATCGGATCGTCAACGTCGAGCGGCTGAAGTCGCGAATCCCGATCTCCGCCCTGCGGAGGTGGATCGCGGCCTACCGCGTCGAGCCCTTCGGGGACGAGTGGGGCCGAACGGCCCTCCAGACGCTGCTGATCCTGAAGGCCTTGGGAGCACAAGTCGACCCGCAGTTCCGCGAGATGTTCCTGCCGAGCTACGACCCCGACCGGGAGATGACCGAGGACGAGATTCAGGCGGAGTTGATGAAGTGCTCGGGGGCGCGGTTCGTGCCCAAGAGTGAAGCAAAGGACACGCAGGACACGCTGAGCTAGACCATGGCGACCATCGGCAAAGTATCCGCCGTCTTCACGGCCTCGACGTCTGGCCTCGTGTCCGGCACGCAGGCGGCCGGCTCGGCGTTCCAGTCGCTCCAGAGCGACCTCGCCGGGCTCCGCGGCGGCATGTCCGCCCTCGTCACGATCAACGCCGCCCAGTTCTTCGGGCAGTTGGCGAGCGGGGCCGCCCGGGCGGTCGGCAGCATGATCAGCATGGGGCAGGCCCAGGCGGAGGTCATCGACTCCACGAGCAAGCTCGCGGCCCGGCTCGGGATGAACTACGGCGAGCTGGCCGGGATCGCCCTGGCCGGCGATCTGGCCGGCGTCGGCCTGGAGACGATCGGGGCCGCGGCCACGAAGGCCGACGTCGCGTTCGTCAAGGCATCGCAGGGCTCGACGACCGCCACGGCCGCCTTCGCGAATCTCGGCCTGACGGTGCAACAGCTCTCCGGGCTCAATGCCGCCGATCGGTTCGAGGCGATCGCGTCGGCCATCGCGGCCCTGCCGACCGAGGCCGAGCGGGCCGCGGCCGCCGTCCAGATCTTCGGCCGGTCGGGTGCCCAGCTGCTCCCGCTGTTCGCCGGCGGGGCCGAGGGCATCGCCAAGGCCCGGGAGGAGGCCGAAAAGATGGGCCTGGCACTGACCAACGCCCAGGGCCAGGACGTCGAGGCCATGAACGACGCGTTCACGGAGGCAGGAAAGGCGATCAACGGAATCGTCCAGCAGGTGACAGCGTTCCTGGCGCCGGCGATCCGCGGGATTACGGTCACGTTCACGAAGTTCATCACTGACATCGGCGGGGCGAACATCGGCCAGGCCATCGGCGACGGGGTCCTCCAAGGGGCGAGGTTTCTGGCCCAGATTGGCGACGCGCTGATCGCACAATTCGGGAGCGTCTTCAACTATTTCTCCCAGGTCGGCGGGCAGTGGAACTCCGTCTGGAACCTGGCGAGCCGCGTCGCCACGTTCTTTATCGCCGTCGGCGACGGCCTCCAGGCTGCGTTTGGAATCTTGATCCAGGGCATCACCGGTCCGGTCCAAGGCTTGATGGAGGCGGCCAAGTTCATCGGCGACCGCCTGTTCCTCGATACGTCAGGCCTCGACTCCTCGATCGCGGCCATGGACGCGTTCAATGACGAGATCACCGCCGGCATCACGGACAATCTCAAGTCCGCGGCCGCCAACTTCTCGGCGACGTTTGCGAGCGAAGCCCCGAAGGTTGGGTCGGCCATCACGGGGCCGCTCACGACGTCGCTCACTGGATTCCTCGCCAACGCGGAGGAATCCGCCAAGAAGGTCGACGAGAAGAAGAAGACGCCGCTGGAGATCACGCAAACCGTCGAGTTCGCGGGCGTCAACGAGGCCATCAAGGGCATCGACTCCCGATCGAAGGAGGGCGTCGCGGAGATGTTCCGCCTGATGCGCGGCACCGGCGAGGACGTCCAGCAGCAGCAGCTCGGCGTCCTCGAGCACATCGCCGACACCCTCGACAGCCAAGAGTCCGACTACCCCTTCGCCATCGACGGAGCGTGACATGGCCTGGGTGAGTTACCAACGCGTCCCGACTGGCATCGCCTGCAAGTACGGCGAGAGTATGCGCGTCCAGGAGAAGTGGCGGATCCGCGTCGACACCCCGCAGACGAACCGGACAGACATCGTCGCCGGCGTGACGGCCACGATCGGCATCACGTGGGGCTCGGCTCACTCCGAGTTCCCGGCCCTGAAGGCGATGGAGTTCGACCTCGCGCCGGCGACGGACGACGCCATGCTGTGGATGCTGACCGTGTCCTTCTACGTGCCGCCGCCCGGGAAGGTCGTTCAGGAGAACGGGATCCCGGCGGACGTCTGGGAGCGGAGCGGCGGCGCGACCACGGTCCCGGCCTTCACGGACGAGGCCGGCAACACGATCACCAACTCCGCGAAGGACCCACTGGAAGGCCTGGAGAAGGAACGCGAGGAGACGAGCTGGAGCCTCACGAAGTATTACGAAGACGAGCAATCACTCGACGCCGACATCGAAGCCGCGGCCGGCGCGGTCAATGACGCGGCCTGGGCGGGGGGAGACGCGAAGTGCTGGAAGTGCTACTTCAAGGGCTCCAAGAAACAAAGCATCTCCAAGCTCGACGGCGACGACGACGGCGGCCTGCTCGAGTTCATCGAGAGCCGCTGGGAGTTCCGCCTCGACCCGGGCACGTGGAAGGCCATGCCGTGGGACGTCGGCTTCATGGAACTCGTCGGATCGGAGCGGAAGGCGATCCTCGGCAACGACGGGAAGCCGGTGAAGCAGCCGGTGGCGCTCAGCTCCAACGGCACGAAGAAGTCCCCGGGGCAGGCCCCGAGCGTGATCAACAACGGTGCCGGCGTGGACCTCTACCCGTCGGCCGACTTCGGCAGCATCTTCGGCACTCCGGAGCTGCTGTGAGATGGCGCACGTTCGCTTCTCCGAAGGCGATGCCCGCCGGATCGCGGCCGCGACCCGCGCGTACGAGCGCGGGAATCGAGACATGGCCCCGGTGCGGTTTCGCGACCCGGGCGGGGACGGCGATCCGATCCGGATCGGGAAGACGACGTCGACCTGGACGAAGGGCTCGCTGGCGACGATCACGCTCTACGAATCCGGCACCCCGCCGAACGAGACAACCGGCAGCCCGACGCAGACGCTCGAAGGCTGCGTGAACAAGTTCGGCGACGTGCAAAGCGGCAAGTGGGTGGCTGTCGCGCGGGCCGCGAACGGCTCGTGGTATCTGATCGCTGCGGAGTGCTAGATGGACCTTCTCGCTCTGATCGCCGCCGAGCCGACGCTGCTGCCGCTCTGGGCGGTGTTGGCGTTCGCGGCCGGGATGTACCCGATGATGCTGTTTTCGTGCGCGCCGTGCTGCGCGTGCAGCCTATGCACGGAGGGCACGCTGCCGGAAACGTTGACGGTGACGTTTAACGGCTACAGCGACAAGACGCAAGGGCCGGATTTGATCACGCTCGGGTTTCAGTCGTGCTTCGGCAGTGGCGCGACTGCTCGCGTCACCGCGCCGGGCGGCGATCCAGAAACAGACAAGGGGCCGATCTCGGCGGTGTCGCTCACTGGAGGCGGCAGCGGCTACGCGAAGCTCGGCCGCGTCGCCCCGACTCTGACAGCGAGCGGCGGCAGCGGCACGGGTGCCACGTTCACGGTTACGGTCGCGAACGCCGCGGATGCTTGCAACGTCGACTACTGGAAGGTGTCCAAAGTCACACAAACCGGCGGCTCTGGGTACGTCACGGGCGATCAACTCACGATCACTGCTTCCGAAGGCGACACGGTGACGGCAGATGCAGTTGTCACACTGGTCGAGCAACGCGAGCCGCCGACGCTGACGGCATCCGTCTCGGGCGGTTCCGGCGCCAGCCTGACGGTCGCGATCACCGAAAACGCGGGCAGCCCGAAAACGTGGCGAGTCTCTGGGATCACTGTGGGCAGCGGCGGCAGCGGCTACACGGATGGAGCGTCCGTCACGATCACCGCCGCGTCAGGCGACACCACGCAAGCGGCCGCGACGGCGACGATCCAAACCAATCGAGTCGCTCCAACGGTGTCGGTGGTTGAATGGACAGTTGCCGGCAGCGGAGCCGTTGTTACAGTCACGCTCACGGAGACACAAAACTGGCAGGGCTCCGGCCGATCGGTCTGGCGGGTCACGGCGTTTACTGTCGTGGATGGCGGCTCTGGCTACGTCGAGGGGGACTCATTCGAGGCCACCGTGACCGACGGTGTCATGCTAGGGCAGGATGCGATTTGCCTCGTCTCGTCTGTTGACGAGACCGGCGCCGTGCTGGCGGTTGAGCTGTTGCACCAAGGCGCGTACTACAAGCAAGGCAGTAGTATCGAGCGGGTAAACGTCAGCGATGGCGGCATATACTGGCGGACTGACGGCGAGAACGCCTGGGACGTGCAAAACGGCGGAATCTATTACCGCGAGGACGAGAGCGTCTCGCCTTACGTCTCGCCTGTTACTGTCACGATCTCACAACAATCCCCAAGCACCGGCACCGGCGCGGAACTCACAGCCACCGTTGACGATGACACGGCAAGCCCCACGTTCGGCCAGATTACTGGCGTCACAATCGACGACGGCGGGGATGGATACCTCGCGTGGAAGTGGCGGAATACGACGTGCTGCGGCGACTACTACAACGGCCTCAGCGTTGTGGTGAAGCGATCAAACTATGACAGCAGCAACGCCTGCCGCTACGCGCACCGCCTGTGCGGCGTCGGCAACACTGGCAGCAATTTTGGGCAAGTAGAGGTGTTCTACAACGGGCCGACAACGCCGCCGACGGTGGTGCTAGCCTCTGAACTGGCAGAACCATTCGGGGAACCATTCGGGGGGTATAGTAGCTCCATGTGTAATGCAACTTTCACGGCCAGCGGCAACCTGACAGACTGCTCCGATTGGTCGGGCGTCTCGTTCTCCGCGAGCGGCGGCAGGACGGCGACCGTCTCAGTGGGCGGGGTGTACGACCCGCTGTTCCGCAACCCTGGCGGCTTGGCGTGTCATATCTGCTGCAAGGGGGATGTAGAGATGCCGGCAGAGATTGAAGCCAACATCCAGATTGAAGACATTGGCCCTGCGCCTGGCGCGCACAACTCCGGGACTTATGTGCTGACGCCTTACTGGAACGGCTACCAAGGTTTTTACCCGTGGACGGCAAATAACAATACGACAATGACGAACATTGTGATTGCCTACGAAGTGTGCGCTCATCAGGACCATGCGGGCTTTTCGGCAGATGGTTATGGGTGCGACGATTGCCACAAGAAGTGCCGCGTTGTCGCCAGCATAGGCACCACCTCGGCGCTTAATTTTCCTTTTTGGTGGTTTGACTCCCGCCGTTGTGTGAACAAGGACGGACAACTCATTGAAGACCAGTGCGGCGGCATGTGCGAGGCAACGCCGATCTGTAATTGGTCCGGCAAGTCGTTTTCCCTGTGCCTCGAAAAGCAATATCCGTGGGACTGGAAGAACCAATGCGGCAGCATTGAAGGAGGCATTAACTGGGCGCTGGACGGAAGTCCAGATCCTAGCCTCTTCAACGACCGTTGCGGAGCAATCACAATCGACATTCAATGACGTATTGCGACTTCAACAACCCGACGTTGACCTGCCCCACCTGCGGCTACGTTGCCAAGAGGCTGCCGACGTACCGCGAGTGCCGCCCAGTGCCGGAAAAGGTCTGGCGGCCCATCGCCATCGGCGA